GCCGAGTTCGAGTTGTGCGCCCCAGAGGAAGATGCCTGAGACACCGTCGCCAGTGTAGACATAGTTGGTCGCGGTATCCCCCAACTGCGCCCGAAAGCCGTTGCTTGCAGCCGTGGCAGTTACCGTGATCGCGCAGCGATACCAGCCATTACCTGCGTCGGTGACGGACGCGGTGGCCAACGGGATGCCAGATGGCGTTGTGATCGCACCATTCGACAAATTAAAGACCGCGCCAGAGTTGCTCTGGTCGTGATAAACCAGAACAAACGTCCGCCCCGCGGCTTTGGCGTAAACTGAAAACGTATGGATGGTCGCTGTGGTCGTAGCTGACTGAATAATAAAATGGCTGGAGTTCGACGTATTCTCTACGAACTTATCCGCTGTCAGAGTGCCATCAGGGGCGGCGGTCGTATTTGCCGCTACAGTACCATTGTTCTTCGTCCACGCGGCGGCGTCAAAGCTCTCGCTATTCGTCAGCAGATTATTCGGTGCCCACTGGATCAGGCCGTTGGAGCCGGTGACCGTGGCGTTGCTGCCTCGGCTGAAGGTGATGAGATTATTGAAGGGTGTCGCGGTCGGCATGTCAGAACCCTACGTTGTAGCTGCCAGTGGTGAAGTCGAGGCTCAACGTCGTGGCAAGCGACGGAGCCGTCAGCGTCTGCAACTGGGCATTGGGAAGGCGGGTGTTGAAGTAGGCGATGGTGCGGACGTGGCCGTTGATTTGTGCTTGTCCGCTGTGGTCTACGCCGATCCCAAGACGATCTACAGTAGGTACAGTTCCGCTTGTGTCAGTACCGACGAGAGCGCCATTGCGAGAAAACGCAAAGTCATTTGCCTTAGTAGCGAAAGCCATCTTATCCGCAGACCCAGCGGTGTATGCCTGTTGAATTTGCGCTTGCGTTGCGCCACCAACAAGAACAAGTCCTTCCGCACTAGCCGTCAGGTAACGAATACCACTGCGGTTGCTTGCTGTTCCATCGCTGAACAAAGCCGCATTTGCAACGGCGACCAATGATGGCGGTTTGTTTGTAACAACATCGGCCACTATCGTCCCCTCGCTCTGGTTATACCAGCTAGAGAAGTTCGTGCCTGTCATGGTCGCAACATCGGCGTTGCGGGTGACGGTAGAGGCTACCGTGGGGATGTAACTGGTGGCGAAGCTGCCTGCTTCGAGTTGCGCGCCGTAGAGAAACACGCCGTTTGTTGTGGAAGATACCGTAATGGTATTATCACCATCAACGCCGCCAAAAAACGGAAAACTTGTTCCGGCAGCTAACGTGCGGACAATAGAGCAACGATACCAGCCGTTGCCAAAGTTGGCGATTGAAGCCGTATATCCTGCGGTAACAGTGCCGATAACGCCAGTCGATAAGTTAAACCATGCTCCGCCTGCCCCGCTTCCAGCAGGGTCGTAGATGCACAGCCAGTTCAAACCAGATGCTTTGGCAAAAACGCTTATCGTATGCGCAACAGCGGTGGTGGTTACGGAAGCAAAAACACCCCGTGAATTTCCTATGGTCGAAGCTACAATGCGGTCGGCATTGCTTGTCCCGTCCGGCGAAACAGTAACATTGGTGGTGGCTGTTACGTTAGATTTAGTCCAAGCGGCGTTGCTAAGATCATCGCTGTAGGTGACAAGGTTCGTCCGCGCTTCCTCGATCAGCAAGCCGCGTGGGGCCAGTGTCACGGGGTCATAGTCAAAGCGGGGGCCGTAATAGGCGGATGCCGTGGTGGCTACGTAGGTGGACGGGGTGGTCTGGTAGGTGACGGCTTCGAGTTGTGCGCCCCAGATGAGAAAGCTATCCGTGCCGTTGCCAGTGTAGGACGCCGCCCGCGTAGAAGCTGCAGCAGGCACAGCAATGGGCCACATGCCGCCAGTAGCAGCGCCGACAGTCGACCCCATTGATATGCGATACCATCCATCGCCAACAGCGGTCATAGAAGCGTATGCGTACGTGCCCGCAGTAACCGTGCCCGTCTGTAGGTCGAAGTTGGCGTAATTTGCAGAGACGCCGCCACTAGTCCAGAGAAGCTGGATATAGCGAATACCCGTCGCAGCCTTAACATAAACGCTTTGTATGTATGAGCCAGCAGCAAAAGTAACGCTACTTGAATTCGCGCCAGTTATCGCCGTTCCAACCGCAGAAACCATAAGGTCGGCAGTCGCGGTGCCGTCAGGAGCAGTCGCAGCGTTCGCTATGACAGTCGCGTTGTTCTTTGACCACGCCGCATCGTTAAACTCTTCAGATCGCAAAACCTGATTATTCGGAGCGTAGGTCAGCTTGCCCGTGCTGTCGACCAGCGTGGCGTTTGTTCCACGTGAAAACGTAATGCGGCTGTCGAGCGTGGGATCGAGGAAGTTCAGATACAGCGACGCGCCTGCGTAGGGATCTGCCCCGCCGAAGCCGTCGATAAGCCCACTCGCGCCGCCCCAGAGCCCTGAGACGTTGCGATAGAGCCCGATGCCTAGTGCTAGGCCCGAGACGCCACTGTATAGCCCTACGGCCATAGATTATATCCCGGTCTGGACGACGGTAAGCGTTGCTGATCCCGATCCGCTGCTGAGCAGAAGTCGAACAGACGTCGGAACGTAAGCATAGTTGCCCTGACGATTGACGGTCTGCGCGACCATATTCGTGTCGGGATGGTTGAACCACGTCACTGTGCCGCCATTGTTCGGATCATCCAGCGTCTGCTGAACAGTCCAGTTCGCAACGCCGGTTACGACGACCTGAAGAGAAACTTCGGGCTGGCCAAAATAATCCATGATGATCGGATTGGACGTTTTTGCACCGCCGGATGCGTCTGTCAGCGTCTGTACAATCGGCTTCATTTTGCCCGCCTTTTCTTAACTGGAGCCTCCACTGCTTCAGGAGCGGATTCTACCTCAGGTTCGTCAGCAAAGCCAAGGATATTTGCAAGGTCCACATCGGTGATGGCTTCCCATGCTTCAGCGGAAAGCGCTACTTCCTGACGTTCGCCTTTGGAGTTTTGATAAGCTCTGGTGATCATGTCTATAATCCTTATTTTTTCTTCCGCGCCGCACGCATATTATCGACGAGATTCGGATATGGCCGACCTGCCTTTTTGGCGGCGGCTTTTGCGGATGATTTTTGGGCCGGGGACAGCGGCTTTGGCTTGCCGAGAGATTCGGGACGGGCTTTATTCCATACCTTCATGTCAGCAATTCCATGCTTTACGGGCCAGCCGAAGCCGTGAGTTCGGATCTTTGGCCGCTTTGGGGAACATCTTCATTTGGCCGGCAGAGCGCGCACAGTAACTATCCCTGCGAGATCCGCCTTCGGGCTGCGGGCGCTTTAAGTTCGACCCAGTGGCTGCATTATACGCCTTCCGGCCAGCCTCATTGAGGCCACCCTTGGGGTTCTTATGCTTTGCCTTGAACTGGAAGTCCTTCTTCCCCCGCATAACCGTCTCCATGTAACTAGGGCGACCCGAAGGCCGCCCCAATCATTAGGCTTGTGGAACGCCGTAAAGGCCAGCCTGAGTGTCATCGTCAAAGACGAAGACCCAGAGCGTCAGGCGCTTGACAGCGTCGGCAGCATCGGGAACCGCGTAGGTTCCGCGAACGTCGCCGGTCGTGGTCGTTGCGGCGGTCGCATCGGCGACAACGAATGTGCCGGTCGTTACGAAGGCACCGTTCCACGCTGTCAGAACGTAGTTACGGGTGTTTGCACGGAGCGGAAGACCGAAGACGTCACCAGTGCCCACGAAGATATCGGTGGCCGTAGCGCTGGAAGCGATACGAGTGATTGTCTTGAATGCCTTCTTGCCAGAAACAGCGGTCGTACCATTCAGGGTGATCGCTTCCGACATCGGAATGCCGTAGGCGTCAGTGCCGAAGATGGTCAGAACTGCAGTGGCAGCGCCGGCAGCGTCGACAATGACGTTGCGCGGAACATCCAGCGTAGCAACGCCGCCCGAAGCCAGAGAACCGTTGATTACAGCATTAGCGGCACCAGTGATTGTCTGCTGGAGACAGATGCCGTTCGTAACCAAAGCAGCCGGAACCACGTTATACACGTTGATCGGCGACATCCGAGCGCCGGGCTCGGTAGCAGTCCCGTTGTTAGCGAAGTTTCTACCTTCCCGAACGCCATCAGAGAAATGAGTCATGAATTTTCTCCATAGTTAGGGGGTGACGGATGCCACCCCCATGAGTCGGATCAGGAAGCGCCCTGCGAACCCCAGCCTGCGCGGAAGTTCGAGCAGCCGAACGAATAACGCTCGATGGCTTTCGCCTTGAGGTTGTCGGTGTCGAAGTCCGTGTAGACATCGGTTTCGAGAGCTTCGCGCTCGTAGTGCTTGAAGCCATTCGGAGCGTCGGTCAGCAGGAACCACGAGTTCGTGTCCGTGAGGAACATGTTAACGCGATGACCCTGCGGAACCGCCGAGTTGTTGTAGATCGCGTTGATGTCGTTGTTCGCCGTATCGACGCGGAACTGCGACTGGAGCAAGCGAGTTGCGGTCCACTGCAGTTCGGCAGGAACGATGAGCTTCGTAGGCTTGGTCATGATGCGGAGGCCCGCAGCATCACGGAAGCGCTGAACGCCAACGATGGCATCCTGAAGCGACGTTTCGTTCAGGTCGGCCTGCACCGTGAAGGTGTTGGCAACCACGCCGTTTTCGATGGGGTGCTGAGTCGAGAACAGAGGCTGACCGTCACCGATGGGGAAGTTCGACGAGAAGCCGTTGTTCAGCACGGATGCGCCGAGAACTTCCTTGGTCTGCTCCATCGACTGGCGAAGAGCTTTCGCCTGCAGCGGGAACGACGACTGGTACAGGTTGTCCTTGATCGCCTGACGGGTGATGATGAAACCAATGCTGGTGTAACGGTTTACATAGTTCGTTACATAGCGCTGGCCCATTTCGCCGTAAGCGGTCGAAGCGCCTTCTGCCTTGATCTGCGCCAAGCCGAGCAGCTTGACTTCGACTTCGATTTCAACGGCCTTGTCGGACGAATGTTTCTCGAAGATTTCCGACCACTGGCCCGGATACATCGGATAGTCGCCGAAAACGGCGGCCAAACCGGGCCGGAGCAGATCGCGGATTGCGGTTGTATTAATAGCCATTTCTTAAATCTCCCTGCTAGACCGATCAGAGGCCAGTCACGCCACCGTTGTAGAGGTGGTTATTGAGGACGACGTGCCAGTTAGCGAAGGCACCAACAACATTACCCGGGGTCGGGTCCAGCTGGAGGATCTTGCAGTTCAGCGTGCTGGTGGTGGCTTCCGAAGCATTGTTGATCGAAACGGCGGACGTACCCGTCGCAGTCGAACCAGCAGTGTACAGGAAGTTGATGTTCAGGCCGCGATCAGCGAGAGCAAGCGGGGTGCCTGCAGTGCCGGTGCCGCTTGTTTCCTGAACCGAGAACACGGTAGCTGGATCGTCGATTACGAGAGCCTCAACGGTCGAGCCGGTGAGTACGCCCGGGTTGCCCGGCCAGTAGTTCTGGAAGCGCACAACGCCAGTGCTGTCGGTGTACTTAACGCCCCAGAACACGCCAACGCAGGTGTTTCCGGCGGTGCCAACTTCGAGGAAGCCGGACGAGCCAATCGTGACGGGGTCGCCACGGAAAATTGCGGTCGCGTAGGTGGTGACGATTTCATAAGGATTTGTCGCGCCAGTCCAAGCAGAACCATCAAGTTTTTTGACGGGCTGAAAACCATTGGGCGCATTAGTGCCGTAAGCCATACGGTATCTCCATGCTAAAATGAATGATTCGGCTTTAACCTGCCTGCTAGGTACCGCGATACGTGACGCGACATCGAAACGGCTACCCGCCGAAGGAGTGGGTACGTGACCACCATCGAGTGCAGGATACGTGACCTGCGTCGAGGTCAACAGAATTAACTCAGTTCAACACCCACGTCAACAGCATAAAAAAGGCCCCCACCCAGTTGCCCGGGCGGAGGCAGTTCCCACAGCGCTGATGCGAACGCCGTGGCCGGAGACTAGTCCTTAAACGACGTCACGCGCTCAAACGAGACGCCGCTGTCCTTATCTTCAAAGCGCGGCAGGTTCGGGTCGCTCTGACCAGTCCACGCCACGTCCTGCAGAGTTTCAATGTTCTCCAGATCGCGCTCTTCGTTACGTTCGTTTACATCCCGTGTCGGGCATTCACAGAGCATCAGGCCGCCGCGACGGATAACCTGAACTTCCATGCCTTCGTACCCGGGAAGGGGCGGAGGAACCATTTCAGGGTGGCGTGACGCAGGGACTGGGGCCCAGCCCTTGATCATGCGATCCGTCATGTTGTCTGGATCGGGTTCGTTGAGTGTTGATTCGCGCACCCAAGCGTATGTCATGTTCGGCGGGATCTTGTCCTTGGGAACATATAGCTTGGACTGGAAGTGCGTCTCAGGGCGCTTGCGCATGCCTGATTCGCGTGATTCTGCTGCTCGGCTCTGCGAGATTCTCGATGCTCGTGCCATTGTTATGATCCTTTATTCTGTTTCATCATGTGAACTGCGTAATATTTTTCAGCCTCAAGGTCAGTCATGCGCCCACCCTTCTGATTGCGAATTGCGCCAGACTGGGCCAGCTGGTGCGCCATTCGACGCTGATCAGCTGTGAGACGGATGGTCTTGGAGCTTTTACCCTGCTGGTTCGGCGCGTTGCGCTGGACAGGGGCCACATTAGAATCACGAGACATCGGCGGAGTTCTTTTGCTTGGGGATGATACAGCGGTGAATGCGTCAGGATATTCCTTGCGCATGTGGCGGTCGATTTCCGTGAAGTAATCTACACCGCCGATTTCGTCGTCACGGCCTTCAGAGCGATACCGACGCTCGATGCGGCGCGCATACAGCGTTGCCTCTTCGTGCATCTCAGGATCAAACTCAGGCGACTGTGGCTGAAACCACTCGTTCTTCTGAATCCATCCCGCTGTACGAGGCTCCAGCGTAGCCTGAGGGCCAGTTTTGGGCTGAGCCTCTTGCTGCACCTGAGGGGCCGAAACCTTTTGCTGAGCCTCCCAGTTCTCGACGCCAGCGAGATCATTCTGCAGCTTGTAGTAAACGCTCTGCAGCTCGATAATCTGCTCACTGTCGCCCATAGAATGAGCTTCCACAAGCTGCTGCTTGATCGAGTTGGCTTCGTTGAGGAGGTTGTTCTTGTAATGCGTCATCATCGCAAGGTCGGACTGCTGCCGCATCTGGGCCTCGTTCTGCAGCCGAGCCTCTGCCTCCTGCGCACGACGCTCGGCGTCTGCCGCCTTGCGGGCCAGCTCAGCTATACGCTTGTCAGGTGAGCGCTTACGCTTCGGAGCTTCTTCTTCGGGCTCCTCCTCTTCTTCCTCTTCGGGCCCTTCCTCTTCCTCGGCCTCTTCTTCGGATTCCTCTTCCTCGTAATCGCCGAGGCTCTCGCCCAGATCGTCCTCAGTGATTTCGATCTCGACGTCCTCCGTAGCGCCCTCTTCGGTCAAAGGCAGTTCTGGAATTTCTGTGTCTTCTGACATGTTCTACTCCTTAAAAATCACCAGCGGACTTGCCGGACGCCACGTCATCGGGCCCGGTAATAACCGCCATAACGCGATCATCGGGCAGCAGCGCCATCGCAACACCGCGATAGGAAACCATTGTCGACTCGTAGCGCGGGATCAGAATCCAGTCCCCGACCTTGCACCACGGCCCGGAACGCTCGAACTTCTCGCCCTGATAGGCTTCGGGTCCAACGGCGCACACCAATGCGGAAACCGAGGAATACTTGTCTTCAGCGCGAACCGTGTCAGGCAGGTAAAGCGTCACTTCCGTGCCGTCTTCCCTCTTGATCGTCTTCAGCTCTTCGGGGCGGATGTAAATTTTAACAGCCACGAGATAGCCGGCGGGCCGCATATCGAACGGCTGGCCTGTCATCTCCGTAAACTGCTCGTCGATGAATTGCTTCGCCAGCTCTTCCTCGTGCGGCTCAATGTTACTCATGCTCATCAGTAATGACTCCCTCTTTTTTGCTCCGGTATTTTATCATCATCAGGCTGCATCATACGCTTGTACTCGTCGGCGATGACATGAATTGCAGCCGTATAGCCACGCACCAACGCATTCCCCTCCAGAACCTGAAGGGCAATCTCTTCCGCCGACGATGCGGGGGTATAGTGTTCCCCTTGGCTCGACGGCCTAAAACGTGCATTTAATGAGTATTCTGTGGCGCGATCTCGCAGCTCACTGATACGCTCAACCGCTCTGCGGCTTAGTTCCTCTGCGCTCAACTTTTTTCTCCGGTAGTTTCTTATAGCTCTTCGTTGCAGCGGTGAATTCTTTGCCCACCTTCTGCGGAATTCCAACCTTTTTTGCAAAGGCAGGATTGTTTGCGACCGCACCCATAAGGCGAAACTGACGCTTCGATCTTGCAGGCACGGTCGCAGCCCCCTGTTACTTGCCGCGTAGCTTGTTCATGGCATGGGTAATCTGGCCTTCCGGCGTCATCATACCCTTGCGAACCTTGCCAGCACCGCCCTTAGCGCGCTTGACGGGCTTCATCATCTCGCCGCCTTCTGCGCAAGCCTTGCCGCCCATAGCGCGCTTGATAGGAGCCTGACCCTTGCGAGTCTTACCAGTGCCACCCACAGCCAGCTTGGACGCACGCATATCCGTGGGGATCTCGCCGCCATCCATCATGCCGCCGGGCTTCTTCGGCGAACCAAGAGCGATCATGACCGCGAGGCCGTCTTTCTTCGCCGCACCGCCGCTTTTCATGCCGCCCATCTCCGTGGCCAGCTTCTTCGCAGTGTCAGCCGATGTATGGACCTTGCCGCCGTGCTTATACCTGCCGCCTTCAACAGCTGCTGCACGATTGCCCCTCTGGATGGTCCTGCCCTCTTCCTTGGTGGGCTTTAGCTTGGAGACGCTTTCGCGAAAACGACGCGCAGATTCACGCTCGGCAGGCGTCGGGCCCGGAGGCGTTTCCTTCTTCACAGCACCACCGACCTTATAGGTCGGGATCGGACGGGCGTTCGCACGCTCCTGAAGCGCCTTAGCGCCATTCGGTTGATTGGGCATGGGCTCAGCAATTGCCGGGCCGAAAATTGCACGAGCCTTGGCCCGCAAGTCACTCATCTTCATTGGAAACCTCCATTGTTACGCACGGCCTCAGACTGAATCTTCATTGCTGCAATCCGTTCTCTTGAAGCCCGGTCCTGTGCATCCGTATTGGCTTCGATCTGCGCCTTCGCCAAATTGACTTCAGCGTCACGCTTGCTGTCAGCATCGCGCTGCTCAACCTTCATCTGCTCAATCTGCAGCATCGGGTCTGGGCCCGGAGGCTGTGGCTTATACGAAGGCGCAAGCTGCTGCATGGCCTGCGCAACCATAGCCGCAAGCTGGTTCTCGATCTCCGGCGGCATCGGCTGGCCCGGCGGCGGCAGCGGCTGGCCAATGATCTGCTCGACCTGAATGCGCATCTTCAGAGCCAAATGCTCGTTGATGTGCGCCTGCAGCGCCGGGTTCTCTTCAGCAATCGGCGCGTGCGCCGCGATGTGCGCGTCGTGGTCCTGATACGCGCCAGCAACCAACGGCTTGCCCGTCAGCGCGTTCTGGTTCTCGCTCAGCGGATCGAGCGGCACTGGCTTCGCCTGCTCAGGCAGCAACAGCATTTCGATCTTCTCTTCGGGGATGCCCATCTCGACATACATCTGGCGATAGGCTTGCCGCAGATTGTGCTGGTCAGGCTGCTGTGTCGCAAACCGCAGCAACGCCTCTGCACGCATCATGCGCTGGGCCGACGACGAAATGTTCGGATCGCTCACCGGAATGACATCGACGTTATCCGAGAAGTCCTCCCGCATAATCGCCGACATCCCGCCGCGAACGGGAAACGGATACGGCTCGTCTGGCAGATATTTGCCAAACATCTTCGCAATCAGCTTCAGCTCTCGGTTGAACGCCTTATGGGACCGCTTGAGGGTCGCCGACTGGAGTCGGGTTGCCGCTTCCATAAGAGCCACAGTCGTTCCAACTGGGGCGTCCTGTCGGCCTTCACCCACGGCAATCTCCGCCGTGTTTGCGAGATTCCGCGCACTCTCATAGGTTTCCTTCAGCAGCGCCAGAGAAACCTGCGACGGCTCCTTATACGGCATCGTCATGATCGCGTTCTGGATCGGCAAGCCGCCCGTGTCGATCTCGCGGAACTCGGTCGGACCGATCCCGATGTTATTATCGTCCAGACGCATGCCCTTGACGCGCAAGCCGCCCGGGAAGTTATTCAGCGTCGCAGCGTCAATCAGCTGCCGGCGGATCGATGTCGCCGTCTTCGCCGAATTCCCCAGCAAGTGAGCATATCCAAGACCGTAGAATCCAACGCCCGGCATCAGCTTATAGTGAACGAAGCAATCCTGACGCTTGAACGTCGGATCGCCCTCCTCATAGTTCCGATAGATCGACAGAACCTTACGGCTGCCCTCCTCAATCGTCACGATATACGGCAGAGGAATGCCATCCTCATTCTCGAAACCCTCAAGGTTCAGATCCGCATAAACCTCGTAAATCTTATACTCTTCCGTGCCTTCAGCACCCGGCTCAACGCCCTGAACGCCGTCAACCTGCGCCTGTATCGGCGTCTGGTCAGTGTCGTTCGGCTGCGGATCGCCAACCTTTATGTCACGATACACGCCCGCCAACTGCGCCAAACGGAAATTCCGCTGCGTCATCGGCGTTATGTGGCAGAAACGCGGCGACGTCTCCAAATCCGTCGTGCCATAGGCCACGATAAAGTTATCCGGCAGGACAAACCGGCTCACCGGGCGACCCAGTATCCGGTCCTGATACACTTTCTTGAACGTCGAACCCACCAGCGCCAGCCAGAACAGCATCTGGTCGAACTCTTCATAGAATTCCGGGGCCAGCTCCGTCAGGTACAGATTCATAAAATCCTTAACCCGCGACGCCTGCGCCTCCAACTGCTCGTTCGCAACCCCAATGATCTGCGTCTTCACAGGCCCACTGGCCGGCAGCAACTCGCCACAGGCAACCGCCTGCCAGCGCACCACCGCTTCCGCCAGCAACGGATCGTACACGCCACACGCGCCCTTAAACGGCATCGTGCGGTCCTCAATCTTCAGACCCATTAGCTTGATGCCCTCGGACATCGTGGTTTCCCACTCAGCGCGGCTCTGCCTGTCTTCCTCAACGCCACCGAGCAACATCTCGCCCAGCCCCGTCAGGTCCATATCGCCCATGTACAGCGCCAGATTCGAATCGTGCAGGATCTCGTCCTCAACGTCCTCTTCCGGCTCGAAATCAATCTCGACGCCGCCATCATCCAATTCGGTGATCTCAGCGCCGTCGACCATCTCTGGCCCACCTATGTCGATTTCGTATTCAGCCTCGCCCTCAGGCATTTCAACGTCAACGCCACCAATCCCCTCAAATTGAGGGCGTAGCATATCTTCGACGGTCATCGGTTTGCGAGCCATTATGCCTCCTATCAATAAAATGCAGCGCGTTCAAGCGGCGTATCGTAAACCTCTTCATACGGGTTTTCCGTATTATGCACCCATCCGGACTGCTTCACCCGCAAAAACGCCATCGTCATCGTGTCTACCCAGTCCCGCGAATCCGCAGCCGGGAACTGCACGCACTGCTCCATGAAATCACGCGCCCACGGCCTCAACTGATCATAGGACGGCTTCATCGCCGGCAACCACACCCGGCCATTCTCGATCAAA